AGCAGTATACTTTAGAGACTTGGCTTAGAGTTAATTCATACACAAATAACAGAAAAAGAATAATTGGCCCAATAGCCTCTAATGACGGAATCTATGTTGATGGTCCTTCAATTGGATTAAAAATCGGTAGCCAATATCAAACATATTATGTTGGTGAATGGACAAGGCCAATGCTTGTACATTTAAGACTTGGAAAAGATGTTGCATCTCTTGTAATTAATGGGCAAGAAGTTATATCTTTTGATTATGATCCTGAAACATTAGACTTCCCAGAAATGATCTTAAACGGAAAAGAGCAAGACTGGATAGGATTTTATGCACACGAAGATGTATTTCCAATTGATATAGACTGTGTGGCAATTTATCCATATGTAGTTCCTACTGCTGTAACAAAAAGAAAGTTTGTCTTTGGTCAGGGTGTTGAAATACCAGAAAACATTAATACATCTTATAGTGGAACATCTGTTTTCATTGATTATGCTTTTGCAGACTATTCTGCTAACTATCAGTATCCAAAAATAGGTTCTTGGCAACAGGCATTTAATGATAACACTTTAATCCAGAGCAAAGGTTTGTCAGTATCAAAAAACCCACTTCCCAAGATACTTCTGTCTTCAAAAACACAGGAGGAATTATTTTTAGATTGCAGTGATGTCCAAGCATCCGACTCAATAAACTTTTTTTCATTCAAGCCAAAATCTGCCTGGGATACCGTTTCTGGACATATTCTGTTTGAAAATTTTGACTTTTTAAAAAGTTCAACATCTGCTTTTTACGGATGCTTTAGATTACCACAAACATCTCCTCAAACACAAACTCTTTTTAGAATTGAAAAAGAAAATAGCAGCAGTTATTTTGCAATAGAGTTAAAAAATTCTAACATCTTCTATAAAAATGGAATAGATAATATAAAGATTGAGAAAGCAGAAGCGTTTATGAACACTACAACAGGTATAGTAAATACGCTATATACCACTAGTGTTCCTCACCAGTTACTAGAAAACTCAAAAGTTCTTATATCCAAATTTGAAAAAACAGAGTTTAATAAATCAGACACACATGCAAATATTTTTAAGATAATAAGCGGTAACTCATTTACAATAGAAACACCATGGATTACGCTTCAAGATATTGATGGAATTTTTATTAAAAAATATTCTGACGGACCTCAAATAAAAGGATCAGGAGTTTTGGATTTTTACACTACGGTCTACTCACCATTAGTTGCTGACCCAGGAGAGTTGGCTGACATAGGATTAAATATCCCATCATTTGTTTCAAGATTTGGAGACCGTGCTTCAGACTTTTTTGGTTCTTTGTCTGATTTAAGACTGTATGTTGGTGGGGATAAACTTGGCACTTCAACGTTTACTGGTAAAATTTATAAGATTGGCTTTTGCACAAAATATAATTTTCAAAAAATCAGGGGATTGTTTAACGAACTAGGTGTTCCAATATGGAATCAAGACCTGTTTGATGAATATCAAAACAATGAGTTAATTAATATTGACGGTGGAATAGATACATCAACTGTTCAAGGGGCTATCTCTGGCGGTGGAGTTTTTATTGACGAAGAAGATGCACTTATTGACCATGTTGCAAGTTACACACTTGTTCCAAACAAGGTTTTTGATAATTATCAGTTGTCCGTATCTGCAAATGCCTACTGGGAAGATCAGATTCCATTAACTTATTTTGCTGAGTCTGTTATTGACAAAAGAGGAGATCAGTATTTTGATCTTGACTTTATTCAGTTTAACATTGATTATCCAGTAACATCAAAAACAATTGCGATAGAGACTGAGCCAGTTGACTGGACATATGCAGAACTTGCAAATGAATATGGTCTACCATTTCAAAGAACCTATGAGTCACTAGATAATTATTTATTTACTGGATATAACGATTACGAAGATCTTAAAAATAAAATAGCAAAAGATTATCGATATGATACAGATGGAGCAATTGTCAAGAGTTATGTAACTTTCCAGTACACTGAGTTAGGTGCAAATGCAACCCCGTTCTATTTTACAAAAACAGAAAGACCGCCCAGAAACGGCATGCTAGTTCCTGGATCAGACTGGATGACAACAAGGTACGAAGTTGTAGACAACATGATTATCTATCCCCCTGCTGGAGTTGATTTTAATGATCTTTCTATCGTGACCCACATAGATATGAACATTAAAGATTCGGATATTGGAAATGTTATTGTTAAAAAACTTTCCTATGCTTCACAAGCATTGAATGAATCTGATGCAAGTCCAATTGGAACAAGGTTTGGAACTCCAATTTATCCTTACACAAAAACAGGAATCTATTATGATTTTAAAAAGCAGAATCCATTTTCAATATATAGCGGATCATCTTCATATTTATATCTAACTAAGACAAGCGGAATCCAAGTTAGAGGAAAGTATGATCCATTAGTCAATAGAGGTCTTCTAATTCCTATCAACACTAGCAGAGCAAATGATTTTAAGGCAATTGCAATGCAGATGGCAGTTAGATTTGATGGAGATTATTTCCCATATGCACCTACACAAATATTCGAGATAGAAAGCAAAACGGCATACATAAAGTTCTACATGGTTGCAAGCGATCCAAGTGGAAGAAGAGCAAAGATTTATGCAATAGATGCAAAGACTGGCCTAGTCCAAAATGGCATAGGTTTTTATTGGAATGGCAAGATTGTAAAGGAGCCAGTTATAACTCTACAAGAGTGGGGATTTCTTGGTATAAGTTTTGCTGAGAGCCTAATATTCTCATCTTTCGAGGGAGCAATAAGATTAACAGGGCCATTGCTATTTAATAGCATTTCATACTATCAGTCAACAAACCTACAAGAGGTTCAGAACGTTTCAGATAGACCTTGGTTTAGGGTTAAGGTTTTGGAAAACGAACCGCTAGACTGGGAATTCTGGAATTCTCCCTCATTTAACTGGAACAAAGTTCTTGTTTTAGCAGAAAAGAGTTTTTATGGTGTAGATCCTTCAGAGATTTACAAGAGTTATACGGGAACTAATAAGGTCATTGTGGGTGATGACAACCCTGCAACATTAAAGGATTACGGGTATGCCGTGTATACGGATGTTAACTGGGTCAAATACGTTGTCGATCCAGTTTAATATGGTATACTTATGGATATGGATTCCTTAATAAACCCAAAAACTGGTGAACCGATTGTAAAAAATGTAAGAAGACAGGTCATTGAAAAGAACTATGACTGGGGTCTTTATGTGTATAAGAAGGCAAATGGAAAGTGGTTTACAGATGGCAATGGCTCTGTGCTTAATATTCCTTCAGATAAAAACGATATTTCTAGAATGGCAGAATTAAAAAAGACTGCAATGCACTATGGCGATCCAGGAGATGGCACATGCGTGTTTGTTCCAGGACTAACAAGAGTTTCTGAAGAAGAGTATTCTGAGCAAGTTGATAGACTAAATGCTGGACTTATCCCTTCTCTAAATGACCTTGGAGCAGTACAGGCAGCCAAGGACACTATTGCTAAATATGGAGATGAGGAGTAATCATGGAAGACAACGATTATGAAATCCACGCAAGAATTGATGATGCAATAAAGAAAGATGACACATTCTCAAAGTCAGATCCATTCAATGGTAACTGGGACACACTAAAATCTCTTGATGGACTAGAAGCAAATTTTAAAAGACGAATAAGCAGATCTTCAACTAAGATGGTTGAGCCAACAACACAATACACAACTGCAGCACTTGCTGGAAAAAGCGGTATTGATGGAGCACAATCAAAAGAGATTAACCCAGGCCTAGTGTATGTAAATGGCTATGGAATGTTTGATGTTATTACACCACCATGGAACCTCTATGAATTAGCAAACTACTACGACACCTCATTTGCAAACCACGCAGCAATTGATGCTAAGGTGGAGAACATCGTTGGACTTGGTTATGAGTTCAAGGTTTCTCAAAGAACAATGATGAGACTTGAGTCATCAGAAGATAACAGTGCAACACAGAAGGCAAGAAAGAGAATTGAAAGAACAAAGATTGAAGCAAGAGACTGGCTAGAGTCACTTAATGACGATGACTCATTTACAGCCACAATGGAAAAGGTTTACACAGACCTACAGTCAACTGGAAATGGTTATCTTGAAATTGGAAGAACAACTCGTGGAGAAATTGGATACGTTGGACACATACCATCAACAACCATGCGAGTACGAAGACTGAAAGATGGTTATGTACAAATCATTGGAAATAAGATTGTTTACTTCCGTAACTTTGGGGCAAAGAATCAAAATCCACTAACAACAGATGCTAGACCAAACGAGATTATTCACTTTAAGCAGTACTCACCTCTCAACACATTCTACGGAGTGCCAGACATCATGTCGGCTATCAACTCACTTCATGGAGACTCACTTGCTTCACAATACAATATTGACTACTTTGCAAACAAGGCAGTACCACGCTACGTTGTAACACTAAAGGGTGCAAAACTTTCTGGAGATGCAGAAGATAAGATGTTCCGATTCTTGCAGACAAATCTCAGAGGGCAGTCACACAGAACGCTATATATTCCACTTCCAGGTGATAGCGAAAACAACAAAGTCGAATTTAAGATGGAGCCCATCGAAGACGGTATACAGGACGGCTCATTTAAAGAGTATCGTAAGCAAAACCGTGATGATATCCTAGTAGCACATCAGGTGCCACTGTCTAAACTTGGAGGTGGCGATTCTGGTTCTATTGCAGCAGCACTTGCACAGGATCGCACCTTTAAGGAGCAGGTTGCAAGACCAGCACAGAGACAACTTGAAAAAATGATCAACAAGATTATTCGTGAAAAGACAGATATCATTGAGTTTGTATTTAACGAGTTGACACTGACAGATGAGATTGCCCAGTCTCAAATTCTTGAGCGTTACGTTAAGAATCAGATCATGACTCCTAACGAAGCAAGAGTTGTTTTGGATATGCCACAGAGAGACGGTGGAGATGAGGTCCTAGACCTTAAGCCAGAAGCAGCAGCAGAGGCAACCACGACAAGAGCAAGAGACGCCGAAAGAACAAATAATAATTCTGACAGTTCATCGACTGTCGCTGGACGAAACCCAAAGGGTGAAGGAAGAAAAACTCCTTAATGTCCAATTTGTCCACAATGTGATACTTATATAAAATGGAGGGTATAATATAATGGTGAGCAATATATCCAAGGCCCATTGGAACTCAGATGGGGAAAATTTACGTCTTTCCATGCCACTTACTAAGGTGGACAAGGAGCGTAGAATCGTTTCTGGATTTGCATCTTTAGACAATGTTGATAAGCAGGATGACATTGTAACAGCAGAAGCATCAATGGAGGCTTTTGCAAAATTCCGAGGGAACATTAGAGAAATGCATCAGCCACTAGCAGTAGGCAAGATGGTTTCATTCAAAGCAGATAAGTATTTTGATCCAGAATCAAAGAAGTTTTATAACGGAGTATTTGTATCAGCATATGTTTCAAAGGGTGCACAAGATACTTGGGAAAAAGTTCTAGATGGAACACTAACTGGTTTTTCTATTGGTGGACGTATGAACAAGTGGGATGAAGGGTTTGACGAGAAGTCAGACAAAGCAATTAGAATTATTAAGCAGTATGATTTGATTGAGTTGAGCCTTGTAGATTCACCAGCAAATCAGTTTGCAAACATTGTATCTGTTGAAAAGGTTGACGGAGTAAATGTTATTAAGGGTGACGAAACAGTTTTAGAAAATGTTTTTTATGACAAGGAATCAGGACTTGTAATGGTTTCAGAAAATGAGTCAGAGGTAAGCCCAACTACTGGTGAGCAAATGGAAAATATAGGTTTCGTTGAAAAAACAGATAATGAAAAGACAGACATGATAAAATTCTTAGTTGATAGTGCTAAAGGCATTAATACTTCTAAGATTAACAAGGAGGTACAACCTATGACAAAATCAAAAACACAAGTTGAAAAGACAGATGTAGTTGAAGATGTTGTGGTCGCTCCAGAGGCAGATGCCGTGGTTGAAGAAGTTACCGAAGAAGTTGCA